ACCGGCTGCTTGTACTGCCAATATCTAAAGTATTATTTGCATTTGGATTAATTGCAGAAGATACAGTTGCTCCGCTTAAATCTAAGTCAGTATCAATATCCAGCTTTGGTACATTTAGAGTATTATCAGTAGTATCAAATCGTAAAATAGCATCAGTTAAGAGGCTCTGACTGCCGGTAGCTCCCGAACTCAAAAGCAAATAATGATTAGTATTGTCTTCTGAACCCCCAATATTTACTCCGCTTGAAGTGCTTTGAGCTATTGTTATTGTTCCATTGCTGGCACCATTATCAGTATAAGTAACAAAACTATCTGTAAACATTGCCCCTACAATGTCTTCTATAGTTTCGGTTAGTATGCCAAGGGTTTTATTTGTACTATCTTGTGTAAGATTTGTTCCCGCTATTGCGCCTACAAAGTCAGCTACAGATTCTTTCTTTGAAGCGGAACCGTCCGCATCAATAAATACAATACTATCTTGTGAAGGGTCTATATTTGCCGCACTAAGTCCATCTAAGTCTAAAACCAAACTTCCTGATGTAGTTATAGGACCACCCGCTAGACCAGCACCCGATCCAACACTTGTGACTGTACCTGTTGTGGTTGAATATCCAAAACTTGTGATTTTATCATTGACTGCGGCCGCTGTCATCAATACTGAGTCTGAGTCACTGAATGACTCTGAGCTTAACTGTATCGAACTGCCTGCAAAGTCTGAAACTGTTAAGTCGGGCAATCTAGCACTATTAAATGTACCAGCATTAATTTTACTTGCATTTAAATTTGGTATTCTAGCACTATCAAATGTACCAGCACTAATTTTACTTGCATTTAAATTTGGTATTCTAGCACCATCAAATGTACCACTCCTAATATCGCTTGCATCAAGAGTGTCCCATACAGGAGCTGCACCAGCCGAACCAGTGCCAGTCATTCCTAAGAATTTTTGTGTTGTTGTTGTGTTTGCTGCTACATAAGCAGTTGTGCTCGCGGCACTTTGATAAGGTATTTGATTAGCTGTACCATCTTTTAAACTAGTTGCTGTATCGGCGTTTCCAGTTACATCACCAGTTACATCACCAGTTAAGTCACCTGCAAAACTGGTTGAGGAAAGTGTAGATGTAGATGGATTAAACGAAAGACTTGTTTTTGACTCAAGATTAGAATCTGTAATATTTAATTGACGATATAATCCTTGAGAATTTGCACTGCTTGAGTGTGAAACAATAAATACACTCTGTGCAGAATCAAAAACTAAAACATTTCGAGACCCTGACTGCACACTAGTAGAGCTTATTTGAGTTTCAGAGGTAAATGATATATCCGAGCCTGTAGCAATAGCTCTCTTAAATACATACCCTCCGCTGGACTTATCTGCTAAAAGTATTACTTCTTTTGTTGTAGGGTCATTTGCTAAAACCATATCGCTATAAAACGAGGAATTAAGAGTTACATCTGATCCATAAGTATGAGTACTACTAGAGCTAGATACAATAACTTTTCTATACTTATTGCCATGAACTATTATACCGAGCTTATCGTCATTACTTTCCGTATACTCTACATCTCCTAAAGTACGAATGCGTCCCGCGTCTGAAAGACTACTAAAAGGTAAACCATTTATACCTGAAGCAGATAAAGTTGTTCCACTACTTGTTAAAATTCTTGTATTATGATATCCATTACTTTGCGAAGGATTGTTAAGGCTTGCCGTTCTTTCGCCAATAGCTACAATAAACTTATTCGCAATGCCTGACCAAGATGCGTCAATGTTCATTGCATCATTCGTAGTAATACTCGGAGTGCTAAAAGAAAAATCACTACCGCCCGGGGCCCCAGCATACCCTGAAGTTCCTGCACTTCCGGTACTTAATGTAATACTCGGAGCAGAAGTATAACCTCTACCTGTATTTGTGAGATTTATACCTTTTAGATAATACTTACCATTTCCTGCGCTTCCACCAACTTCTGTTTGTTGTGTCCAAATTAAAGTTCCTGTTGCAGTTACTCCTCCATCTAATTGTGGCGCACTAAATGTAATAGAGTATTGTGGCCTATCGGTTGAAACAACTCGTGGGGTTTTATTACCAGGATATTGGGTATCTACTACTATAGGAGGGCTATCTTGTAAAGCTCCATTTTGATAAACAGCAGCTGCAGAACTCACTCGGTTATTAACCATCGCAAGTTCAGAGCCTAAACTAATTGAACCATTTATACTTGAAATAGTTGCGATTCTTGCAACCGCATCTCCGTTTGTATCAATATGAGTAACAAGAGTTCTATTTGTAGAAGTATCAGTAGGATCTCTTGTAATACTAATAGCACCCAGTAAGGTATCAGAACTTGTACTTTCAACAGTAGTAGGCGCCCCAAAAGTTACTGTAGAACCATTAAAAGTAAGTACTCGTAGTCTATTTGCTTTATTTGAGCCACTAACTTCTGTTAAGCTCATTAAAATATTTGAAGAAGGATTAAGATCAGCTAAAGTTATTTGTCCGTAGGAAGGCTGAGTGCTGCTGTTTGCTCTTTGTGCACAAACAATATTTGAGCCATTCCTTGTCGCAGTAACAGCACTTCCCCATACAATAGTACCCGAAGAATAGGTGCCAATTTTATAAGTTAGTTGGCCATTAGCTTGCGCCCAAAATGCAAGATACTTATTGTAAAGCTTAGAATAGTATAAAGACGGACTATGAACAAGTACATTTTGAGACGAGCTTGTTGTAATAGCTGCTGCAGTTGAAACGCTGTCCTGATTTGGTTTTAAAAAAGGTATTTCATGAGCAGCACTTAGATTCTCAGATGGAAAAATACTTGCATTTCTTGCACGAGTAGCTGTACCTGAAAGATTTCCTGATATATTGAGCACTCCTTCAACGCTTTTTAAAGTATTAGTAGAAGGAATATAATTTAACGAAGAACTAATCTCTATAGACTGAGGAGAAGCCGTTCCATCAACAAAGGTAAGATAGTGAGTATCCGCGCTAGATTCTTGAGTGCTAATACTAATCTGATTGGCTACAGAAGAGGATCCGCTAATATTTCCTATAAACGAAGTAGCTTTAAGAGCGCCCGTACTCGGATTATATGTAAAAGGGGAGATCGGATCGGCTACAGCTTGGTCCTTTTTCAAGTCATGGTAGTTCCCTGATGTATCTCCAAATACAACTGGAAACTCAGAGTTAGTTGCACCACTTTCAGTTACATAAACTTGTGTGGCCTTTGTTGATACACCAGTTACATCACCCGTAAATGTAGCGTTTGTACCATTTGTACCCGCTTCAAGCACTTTACTAGTACCATTACTCGCGTATACATCGCCTCTTAGATCTCCAGTAAATTGACCCGCAGTTGTAAAATTGCCTGCTGTCATTGTACCTGATACTGTAGGCGCATTTACAAGGCCTATTGTAATAGCATCGTTTGAAACTGTTGTTTCAATTTCGTTACTAGTACCTGCAAAGTTTAATGTTCCACCAGTTGTGAATGTGTCGTTTGAACCACTGTCTGCACTTAATGTGAATGAAGTGTTAATGTTTGAAACTTCAGTATCAACGTATGCTTTAATACTCTGTTGAGTAACACCAAATTGATTTGAGTTATCAGACATTGAATCATCGTCTAAGAACCCTGAAACTGCAATATTATTAGTACCCTTGAAAGAAGTGGCTGTAATATCACCTGCTTTTAATGCACTTGCTGTGCCTGTAAAGGTATTTGAACTTTCTGTAGCATCTGCTATGAAAACAAATTCACTTGCTGAATAATCATAACCAAAGAAACCTTTCTTTGCGTTTGACCCATCATGCCAATTAAATTTTATACCTCTGTCAAAGTTGTCGGCTGAGCCAATGCCCGGATCACCTACTTCAAAAATAGGATCGTCAACTTGAACAGTTGTACTGTTAACTGTAGTAGTTGTTCCATCAACTGTTAGGTTACCATCAATTCGAATATCATTGCTGAAAATCTTATTGCCGCCAATAGTTTGAAGACCGCTTGTTCTTACAACGGTATTATCAACCTGTATATTGTCAGCATTTACAGCTATGCCACCACCGCTAGCTGCGGCTAAGTTTACAGTAAGAGTTTGGCCACTTCCTGCAGTTGTAAGACCAGTTCCACCAGCGATCGTAAAGGTCTCTGTATTTAAATCGACCCTTAAACTACTGCCGCCAGTGTCGCCAGTAAAAGCTAAATCCTGTGTTGCTACACTACTATCAACATAGGCTTTTACGGATTGTTGAGTAGGTACAAGTGTTGCAGAATCTGAAAACATATCATCTTCATCAACAAAAGCTGTGATAGTTATACTACTATCGTTAAGACTACCAAAAGTTAAGTCTGTTATAGTAGTTGCAGCAATAGTACCGCCTTCAACCTTATCACCACTAATTTGATTATCAGCAAGTGTTAAAGTACCTGCAGAGACGTTTAAAGTTTTACCAGAACCAACAGTGATATCAGAAGCAGCAATAGTTGTACCGTCAATAGTTCCACCATTAATATCTGTTGTAGTTAGTACAGAACTTCCAAGTGTTACAACACCTGTAGAGTCTGCTATAGATCCTGCAGCAGTTCCATCTTTAGCTTTTAAATTTGTAACTTCAATGTTTGTTGTGTCAAGAGTTGTAGCATTTACGTTAGTAATATTACCAGTTGTTGAAGTTAATGTAGTAATAGTTGTAGCAGCTATTGTACCGCCTTCAACGTTATCACCACTAATTTGATTATTAGCAAGTGTTAAAGTGCCTGATGAAACGTCTAAAGTTTTACCAGCTCCTACAGTAATATCTGAAGTTGCTATAGTAGCACCATCAATAGTACCGCCATTAATGTCTGCTGTACTAAGAATAGCATCATTAAGAGTTACTTTTCCGGTGCTGTTAGCTATAGATCCTGCAGCAGTTCCATCTTTAGCTTTTAAATTTGTAACTTCAATGTTTGTTGTGTCAAGAGTTGTAGCATTTACGTTAGTAATATTACCAGTTGTTGAAGTTAATGTAGTAATAGTTGTAGCAGCTATTGTACCACCTTCAACTTTATCACCACTAATTTGATTGTCAGCAAGAGTAAGAGTGCCTGTAGAGACATCTAAAGTTTTACCAGAACCAACAGTGATATCAGAAGTAGCAATGGTTACACCATCAATAGTTCCACCGTTAATGTCTGCCGTATCTGCTACAAGGCTATCAATATTTGCAGTACCATCAATGAATAAGTTTCTCCACTCTTGAGTAGAGCTACCAAGATCGTACGCATCGTCAGTATTTGGAATAATACTCGAATTTACATCAGCACCAAATACCACATTATCAGTGTCTGCATCTCCCATGGTGATTGTACCACCATTAAAAGTTGTAGTGCCTGTAACAGTAAGATTACCGCCAACATCAACATTTCCAGAAGTTGAAATAGCATTTACTACCAGCCTATCGTTATCTTCGCTATAGTAAATTCTGGAGTCTGCTTTTATAGTTTGACCTACTCCACTCACCGCACTTTCAATGCCTACAAGAAATAAGTTATCACCGCTCGGAGTATTTCCGTCATCGTGCTGTGTAACTGTTACTGTAAGAGCGGCATCGGACTGTCCAATAGTCGTAGTTGAGTCAAAAGATCCCTTAAAAGTTCCTTCGAACCTACCCGTAAATTGTCCATCAAGATTGCTTGCAAAAATAGTACCCTTTCCAGGATTATATTGCAATCCAGACTCTGAAAATATTTTTGAAGTCCCGCTTGTACTATCTATAAAAGTAATGAAATGAGTAGTATCTAAACAAACAGTACCTGTTCCTGAGCCGTTTCCAGTAGCAGTAAATAGCGTTTCTAAAACAGTGCCTGTACCGTAGTTCGAGTTTCCAGTACCCCTGGCTCTAAATCTGTCTCCAACAGACGGAGGAGTGCTCAGACTTCCCGCACCCAAAGTAATCCAATTAGTAATTTCTACTACTGTGCCCGAACCAGAGCCGGCACCTGTAGCAGTAAAAGCTAAGCCAACAGTATTAGAAGCTGCCCCAATTGTGGTAAAATCAGAGCCTCCTAAAGACACAATTTTGTAAACTCTAGAGACTGAAGTTGCACTAGCGGCCAGAGTACTTCCAAGACTTGTGATAATATATTCGCGGGTGTCAACAATCTGAGGATCAGAAGTTGCAGATATATTTACACTTTGTGCTCCAATAGAAGCAAAGTCAGTATTTCCAAGAGTCTTAATACCATAAGCAGTGCCATTAACAATTGCAGTAGCAGAAAGTCGAGCACTTTCAACCCCTAGCTCTGCCGTAGGAACACTAGTTACAGTCTGTACATTAGTTATTCTTCCCTGAGCATCTACGCTAATTACAGGAATAGAACTTGCACTACCATAGTTTCCAGAGGATACACTTGTATCATCTAAGTCTATCTTTATATTATTATTTGATACGGTGGTAGTTAGACCCGTGCCTCCCTCAAAATTAAGAGTGTCTACACCGAGAGTAACAGTATCATTAGAGCCAGAATCAGCAGAAAGCGTAAAATCAACGCCGCTTAGGCCTTTAATATTATGGTTCCATCGAACACCGTCAAAAGTCCAAGAAACATCCCCAGAAGTTATTACATCCCCTGTTACGGGGCTTGAAGGAAAACTTATTGCCACTTAAAACTCCTAAATTTGAACCCAAAATGCTGACGAACCGTCAGAGTAATATATAAAAGTTTTAAAGTCATCAGAGTCTCTCCACATATCCCCTATTTGTGGGCTTGAGGGAGCATTTGGGCTTTGAGTTAAGAAAACTTTTCCGCGATTAAGATGCTCAATAGACTCAGTGCCGCCAACATTCTTTTTCATGTATATAGCGCCATCCGCAGTATTCATAGCAAGTTCGCCCAGAGCTAAATCCGAGGTAGTAGGAACGTTTCCTGCCGTAGCAGAACGTTTTAATTTGATAGTTTGTGCCATTTGGCTCTCCTAAATCTGCGTATATACGCGGGAGAAAAAGAGTTCTAGTATGTGCCGCCGTCTAAAGTATTAGACCATTGAGCTGCTCCGCTGCCGTTCATAGCTAGAATGTAATCGTGATTAGTTGTACTTGCATTTCCGGATGGCTTTACAAGTCGAGTATAGCCTCCATCAGAGGCTGCTCCAATAAGTAAATCACCTATTGCTGTTGTCGTAACTCCTTTAATTCTTAAAGCATTCGGGCTGCCAGCATGTTGAATAGTTATATCATCAACATCGACATTCAAAGTATTGCCCGTTTTAGACATACTATCGCCTGCGATGATTTGCCCCGCACCCGAAAATTGCGTAAATACTAAATTAGTTGTACCAAGAGTTGCCTGGCCTGTTACATTTGTAAGAACAAAACCGTTGTCTCCATCGGAACCCTCTTCTACAAAAACAAACAGTCCGCCAGTTACTTCGGCATTTACATTTGCGTCTGAAGACCTTGTAAGGACAGCACTTACTGCAGGGTCTGCTGAACCTACAGTTGTCACTTCATAGAGGCCATTCTCTACCTGACTCGTCTGAGACTTAACCAACACTCTATCGCTCTGCGACAATGCAATACTATCAAGACTGAGAGGCCCGGTTGATGTTGCGGTAAGAGTTCCCGCAGAGTTGTTATAAGAAGCAGTAAAATTTGACTGAGTAGCAACTCGTACAGAGTCTTTTATATCTAGTGCCTGTTTTACTGCATCAACATAAGCTTTAGTTGCGGCATCCTGAGCTTGCGTAGGATCTGTAACATTAGTAATTTTACTAGAATTTACATTAATAACTCCAGCACCATTTGGATTTAAGGAAATATCTCCATCAGTATCGGTAGAAGAAATTACATTTCCATCAATATTTATATTATCAACACTTAAGTTTTGAACTGTGCCAAGACTTACAAAGCCTCCAGAGACACTGAAATCCGCGCTGTTAAATGAAGCAACCCCTAGAGAAGCTGCTCCAGCATTTGCTCCCTGGGTGGCCGCAGTTGCACTAACAGTGAGAAGTACATCATTTCCACTAGTAGTAACTGCTGTATTAATCGGATTAGTTCCAAGAATTTTAAGCTCACCATTGAGCTGTGCAAGATCTTGTTGCGCTGAATTATCGTCCGATATTGTAAGGACTGTTGATACTGCCTGAAACGTAAGTGTTCCAGCAGCATCAGAAACTAAAGCATGTCCTGTAGTTGTAGCGTCGGCTGTAGGAAAAGTATAGCCCGCAGATCCATTAAGACCGAGATGCAGTTGTTTATTTAATTTAATTTGCTCAGAAGAATTAGTAGTAACTAAAGTAACATAGTTATTAGCACCCTCACTGATCGTAAGGCCTGTTGCTGAGTTATCAGCAATAGAAAATTCTGTTGCTTGAGTAGAAAAATCAACAGTTCCTGCTTCGATATCAAGATTTGCAGCAGGATTTAATATAAGATTACCTGTAGAGGTATCAATCTTATTTGTAGTATTATTGATGCGTATGTTGCCCGTAAGCAGCTTATCAATTTTACTGTTTGAATCCACCAAGATTGCGCTGGATGCGGTAAGAACCCCCAGCGTGTGATCCATTAAATCTGTAAAATACTTACCACCAATTACGTCAACAGTAGAAGTATTACCATTTCCATCTTCGGTACCGGGTCTTCCTATAAATAGTTTTTCTTCAGTTGAATGCGAATTATATGCAAGCTCCCCCGAAGCCATTGTACTAGGAGTTCCCGAACTTCCAGATCTTCTTTTAATTTGAATTGTTTGAGCCATTTAGGAACTCCGGTTGGCCTTAAAAGGCTCCTGCATCTAGCGTATCAGAATCTGGTGAGATGTTACCTACTATTATAGGTACGAATTCAAAGAATCCTGTGCTAGTTTCGCGATATACTTTTAGTTGGTCGTCGTCTGTATCATACCAAAGATTTCCTTCACTAATTGTAGAGCCGGCCACAGGTGTTGGTACATTTGGTTGTGCGTAAGATGCTAAGTCTGCAAGCTGTAAAAGAGCTTGATTTACATTAGTAGCAGTAAGTTGTCCGTAGGGTGTAAAATTGATTGCACTTGCTGCTCCTCCTGACGGAAGAGCAAAATTATTTACAACAAGTTCAGTTTGATCCCCTAAAATATTGACAGTTACGGACTGAGCAGTATTTACAGTTAGCTCATTTACTGCCTCTGTTACAGTAACTCTAGTAGTATTAACTGTACTCATTAAGTCACTCCTACTGTAATTCCTCCATTAATGTTTACAACACCTTCTATAAGACGTTTAACAATAGAGTTATCGCTTGTATGAATTTCTAAATCATAAAAATATTGTCCAGCAGTGAGGGCGCCTGAGGTTGTGGCTGGTAGCTCCATTTTTATAATGCCATTCGAGGGAGTAGGAATGGTGCAGGTAAAGACTGCAGAAGCGCTCGTGGCGCTCTTGCTGCTTTTCATTTTGGCACGGGCAGAAAAATTAGTTAAGTTTTTAACTACTCCGGCTTCCTTAACTTCCAAGTCAATCACAAAAGTCGATCCTTGGTCAATCACTAGGTCATAATTAGCTGCACTCATTCAAATTCTCCATGGTTAAATTATAACAAAGGCCACCTGCGTAGTCAAGAATTATTTTTTATATGGTTATGTGGGCGGAGTTGGCCAGTCTTCCTCATTAAGAAGAGGCCAGTTTGTATGTGCCGGCAAATCTCTTAGCGCCTGTCTGTAAACTCGCCACTCAGCCTTTTTGCTATCTGTAAGTGGAGCATCCGATACTTGGGTCCAGTCTGTAGCCGTTAGTTCAGAATTTCTATCCATTCTATTTGTGGAATTAGCTTCTGCACTTGCTACTACGTCTATTTCGTCTTGTGGCTTGCTTGCCAAAGCTCCATTTTTTACCACTTGAGTCTTTATATCGGACACGGAACCTTCAAGTACACTTTCTCCTTCCCCACACTTACTAGGTACTAAATGATCATTATCACTACTACAGTGTCCTATTCTTACAATTTCTCCTGTAGCTTCTTTATATATAATATAGTTCATCGTTTTGTCTCCAGTATCATTACATCTCTATCTTGTAATGTTCCACCTGTTGTTCCACCGACGGTTTTTGCATAAACATTTATCTTATTTGCTCCTGTTGTACTAGAGTTAAATTGATGAAAGATTGTTATAGGCCCAGTATGGCCCGCATTAGACGATGACTTCGCAGTATTAAGAAATTTAGTAGCCACAAGAGTGCCTCCATCACTAGGATTAACTCCCGCTGAAGTTGCTGTCACTGGGGCTGAACTACACCCCTGAGTAATTCTCACAGTGAAACCCACAGATCTACTACTAAGACTTCTAAGAAACTCAAAACTTATCCATAAGCTACAAACTCCACCAGCAGAAGTAATATCTACAGATCCAACTAGTCCGTATTGATTAAAGCTTAGAGTATTACCCGAACCCAAAAAAGAGTTATCACTTGAAGTTATTTGATTTGCTCCAATATTATCTGTAACAACTCCTCCACTTTTAATAACAAGTCGACCGGCTGAGTCTGTCTCAAAAGTAGTTGTACCTAGATTTATTCTCGCAGCATTAAGAGTTCCTGTACTAATATTTGATGCACTTAAATTTATTATAC